GGAGGGCTGATTCGTATCAGCCAAGGGCAACTGACCGATCGTCTTGCCATTATCAAAGGCCGTGATGATCGCACGCACCTTATCTTCCTCTGCTGTTGTTAATGACATAATTCTATTATTAAAATGTTAAACAATTATACCTTTCGTATCCGGCTACCGGATAACAATCTCATTACACTACCCGCCTTGCGGATGACTGGAGCCGTGACCTCAATAACTATCGTTTGGGCCAACGAAGTGTTATGCGACGGGATAACGTGGATCGTGGCTGTGCCGGTCTTACGGACAGTCAAGTTCCCACGTGGGTCCACATACAATGCGTCACCGGAATAAAACGCTTGCTGAAATATCACGTTAGGAAGGACATAGGCCGGGAACAGACTCACGGCAATCCTCTGGGAGACCGTATTCCCCAATGTCACCCTTTTAACGTATCTCAATTCCATTCTAGTGGGAGCCAATAACGCTTGACTCATCAACGATTGCTCGGCAGCTCTCATCGACGCAATCTGCGCATTACCCTCGGAGATCATAGCCTCGGCCTCCACAGCGGCGGCAAGAGCATCATCGGACGCTTGACCGGCTAAGCCTGCCTGTTTTTTGGCCTCTTGAGCATTGATATTTGCTAAGCCCGCCGCTGATATGGCATTCCTAGTGGCCTCGATGGCCTTATTTGCTTCCTGCAGGGCGGTCTTTGCCGCCTCCGTGGCTTGCGTACCACGGGCTATGCATTTCCACCAAGCCGTATCGGTCAAGGCATGGCCTTTATTCTCATCCTTCACGGACAAATAGCAACTATCGTCCGTAGTGATAAAATCAAAGCGATCATATGAAGTACCGGAAGCGTAGGCACCGGCATCAGTGAAAGCGACCTTTCCTAGAAAAATCTTTGTCATAAACTATATGATTTATAATCCAACATTCAAATAAAGCTCACCAGAGATTTGATCGAACTTGATCAAGTTTGGACTCACCTCGTCGTCGAAACTCATATATAGCCCCATGTCAATCTCGTCGATAGAGAACGTGGGATACAAAACACCACCCTTCGCCAAGACTCCCGTATCAATATATTTCTTCGTGCCCTCGTCCCACTGCCACCAATTACCGTTATCGCCCATCTTAGGGGGATTATCTCCATACTCTTTAGCACGGTTCCCTTGAGTCTTGGCGAAATTTCCTTGCGTATTGGCGTAAGAAGCTTTCTCATTCGCCAATTTCGCCGCATCATTTGCGTTTTTAGTTGCGATCTCGGTATCTTCCTTGATCTTCTCTAACCCATCGTGGGCGGTATTAGCGTTAGCTGCAGCTTTATTGGCTAGATCAGCTGCGGTATTAGCCTTACCGGTTGCGGTATTGGCGTTCCCTGTCGCAGTGATAGCATTCGCCGTAGCTGTATTAGCCTTAGCCGTGGCCGCCTCCGCATTCAACTTAGCCGTATTAGCGTTGTTAGTGGCGGTGATAGCGTTCTTTGTCGCTGCAATAGCATCCTGCGTAGCCTTCACCACATTGTCATAAGCCGTCTTGATAAACTCAAGGCTAACCTTTACGCTCTTGTTTGTCGCATCCACTCCTAGCGTCCACAATCCAACAAAGGACGTAGCCGCCTTTAACTGTGATAATTTTACTTTCTTAATCGGCATAAGTCTTCATATCTATACAAGTTTCACCATCCTCCTCCAACACGATCCACTCACCGTCTTCCGTTGCTAGGATATATTCCGTCTCCCCAATCCGGAAAACAGTAAATACAAACGTCAAGTCAAACTCAAGGACGACCCCATACTTATCCAGCTGCAAGAACTTGCAACCAGACATTTTCTTGTAATGTACAGGATACTCCTCTCCCGTATATTCCACGTATAGGGAACGTAATTCCGGTTGTATCAAGTCATTGAAAAAAGCGTCATAGCATCTCCAAAAACGGACGATATCCCTCGCTTGCATCAAGCACTTGAACGTACATTCCTTGCTATTGAACACCAGTTGGTCAACGTCATATATCTGACCGTCATTGATCTCAATCTTACGGAGCAAGTTCTGTTTCACGGTCGGGGATTTAAGCAATTCCTTCCGGCCATCTTTCACAGTGATACCATAATCCCTAAGAGATAACCCGTCAATCTCATAATCACTTCTTGGTATGATCACGCCACAATCCCCGGCCGGAGCGTAATTAACCAATCTCACCGGCTTATCCTTTACTAGCTTTAGGCTAAACCGAGTTGCGTCAAACCAAATCTTATTATCGTGATGCGACGACAGACGCAAGCTCCATTCACGTCCCAATGCCGTAATGTAGAATATATGATAACCGGGCTTACCTATATGATCAATTAAACTACAAGCATCTTCCGCATAAAATGACAGTGTGATTTCACAGGGATTTAAAATGGGTGTCTCAAGGTCAACCTCAATGCCATCCTCTTCCGGCCAGTCATTACTATCAGGATCATCTAACGACGGGAACGTTGCCACCTCATCAAAACCACCCCGGATAAAAACAGCTCTGTATTGGGTGTATATATCTATTCCATCTATGTAACAAGCTCCTTTCATATCACAACATATTTACTCCTTTATCCACAATTATCTCAAGATGTTCACAGACAGCCCCCATCTTCTTATTGATCTCATTCAACTTATCGGTATTTATCTCGATATTCCTCAAGTGCCCGGTTATGACAATCATGTTATCCTTTATGATCTTGACATTCTCGTTTACCATCAAGGTCGAGTTTTTCATTTCCGTAATGGACAGCACTATGCCATCTTGCGCCGCAGTCTGCTCATTTATAGCCGCAACAATATCATTCAAAATGATAGAGACGGCCATCAACCGACCGTTCATTTCCGTTACCGAGTCTTGTGAGACAGATTCTATTCCCTTCTCCACCGCAGAACGAGAGGACTCATCCTGTTGTTTCAAGTCAATTCCGGCATCCTTCAAATAGCCGTTCACAGTACCAAGGATATTCTGCAATAGAGGCAGGTTCTTTTCATAATCCCCTACCAACGTACCCGTACGCTCCGCCACCTGCTTCATCAGCTCCGTCTCGGTCAAATCCCCCGAAGCATATTTATCGTATAGGGCGGCGATATCATCATCGAATTTGCCTACAACTTTCTTAAGCACGATCGTCCTCATCATATCAGAGACAATATCCCTAAACGTATCAGACGCATATCCCTTAAATGAGGTAAGAGCATCCTTTCCACTGTCCAACCAATCCCAAAGGCTATCCACGAAGTTCCCGACTAAAGGCTCATACAAGGAACTCACATAATCATGCAGCTGCTCAAGGTACTCATCGTACTTTTCCCTAAGCTCAATAAGGCTTTCCAAGGTCTCTTTCGTCTCACCGACAAGTTTCTCTCCATAATTGTCGATAAGTGATTGAGCCAACTCCTTATTGATAAGTCCCTTGTCATCAAATAAATCCTCTCCTAAGTTATTTTTCACCCATGAGATAAGATCCTCCGTTTTCTGGGATTTAGAGCCAATGCCGGTACCAAGAAATCCCTTGCTCTTTTTCCTCGTCTCGATACGAAGATTATTGACGGCGGCCGTCATTCCCTCCTCGTATTTCTGCCCGGTCCATTTTTGCCAGACCCCCGTCCAGCCCAAAGGGGATAAGGTGTTCATTATTCCATTAAGTGCGCCTGTCAACCAACCACCGCCGCTCTCATTCTGGTATATGGCTTGCCCCTCGTTCAGTTTCTCATAATAGGACCTCAAAACCTCATCATGAATCTTCCTGTAATTACCCAGACTATCCAGACCATTGCCTGAGAACCAATCCTCCTCCGCTTGCCTTGCCTCAAGGACAGCGATAGTATATTCGTTGACAGAGTCTTTCAGCCTATTGATTTCCTTGACCTTTTCCGAGTACGCCTCATACTGGCTGTATGCGTCACCGAACAAAGAGCTCAACTGCTGCAATAACTGGATACCAACTGAAATGATTCCCAATATCACAGACGCTTTCTCCACGGCGGACATCTCCTTCGCCGCAGCGCTGGCCAACGTGCTGATACCATCCATGGATAAAGCCGTGAAAGAGGTGATATCACCCATGAAAGATATGATCTGTCCCGACGTTCCACCGATGGAATCACCCACACCTTTCAAGTTCGACCCTAGTTCCTCGACTTGCTCCGAAACGGACTTCTCGGCTTTCCTGTAATTATTGTCAGCCTTTACGGATTTATCCTTCGCCTTATTATATATATCGACGGCCTCCGCTACGCTTAGATACTCGTTCTCAATATCGATAGTACCCGTATCACCATTCAGCTTGGAGCTCTTTATCCCCTTTATGATCTTTCCTCCCGACCGTACATAGTCAAGCTGGCTCTTAGCGTTGGCGAGCTCCTGTCCCACCTCCGCCAATTCCTGTTTCCGGTCCATGAGAATCCTGAACGGGTTCCGGCTCTCCAACTCGTCAAGGATCGACTGGATGGTATTGGTATATTCTCGCAAATCCTCCGGCTTCAACACCTGTGCGGCGGTTTGCTTGGCATCCTCCAATTGCTTCAATAAGGAATTCAATGTCTCAGAGGACGTGTTCTTAAGATTCTCAAAAGCACGTACATATTCGGGGGTTTGCCTCAATTGTTCAAAATCAAGCCCCATCAAAGATTTACCCTTATCCTTGGTCGCCTGCGCAATGGCCCGGTCTATCTTCTCAACCTTTGCGGTATCTCCTCTCTCTACGTATTTGCCACGTTCCGCACGTAAGGCCGCGATATCATCGTTGAATTTCTTCTCTATCGCGACCCGTTTATCAGTATAACTCTGGTACTCATCCGTCAACGACTTATATAAAGAGACTTCCGCCTTCTTTCTTGCGTCTGCAGCGGCTTTCTCATAAGCTACAAGGGCATCCTTCTTATCCTGTGGCAAATCCGCCATTGTTTTTGTCTTAGGCTCAAAAACAAGGCCTTTTTTCTTATAATCCGGATGTTCCTTTTCCCATGCCAACTGCTCGATCTTCTGCTGACTTTTTATATACTCATAGGCACGACGCTCATTCTCCGCTTTGGCTTTCCGGTGATCAAGTTCTATTTGCGCCTGTTGCTTAAGGAACCCCTCTTCCATGGCATCAATCTTAGCCTGGGAGATTTCCAATTCTGCCTGTACGGAAGCCTCCTTCTCACGTTGCGTCTGCTCATTCAATTGGCGTAAGCGTTCCGCACTCTCTACTTTCAAGCGGTTGGCTTCCTCTTGCCTTTTCTCCTTTGAATTAAGCGTCTTACTATCAATCTCAAGATTTTTCTTTAGCTGATCAACAATCTTTTGCTGGTCGTCAATCTCTTTTTTAGTGGCGGTAGAGTTATCTTCTTTCAACTTTTTAAGTTTCTCCTCAGCCTCCGTCAATTCTTTTGTCCATCGCACCTTTCTCTCGGCGACGGTCTCGGCATGCTTACTCTCCTTCTTCTGTACCTCGATCAACGCTTCCCGAGCCCGTGACAGGTTTAATTCGATCTCTATAGATGAGTTTCCCTCATCGACCGCCTTTTGATAACCATCAATAAGCTCCTGTATCTTCTTTGAGGTCATCGACAGGTAATCGACGCTTTCCTTGCCGAATCTCTGATCAATATCGGAGAAAGCGGAAGTCAATGTCTCATTATCCTTTTTCAATGCCTCAATCGCATCCCGGACCGGGTTATCAATCTTCGACAAACGTTCCACCCCATCAGCGCCACGTGTATAAACGTTCTTTGAAAAAGACCTGACAATATCGGCAGCGACATCAGACAAGACACCATTCTTTTGGATATCCTGGACGATCGTTGAATAAAGGGCCGAGGCGTCACGCTCATTCTTCACCTTGCTACGGATAGCCTTCTCTAATTGCTCCAGATGTTTTTTAGAATCCTCCTTATATGCGTCGGACGCAACACCCTTGGCATCGGCTATAGCCCGGTCGATAGCTGATTGCCTAGCCGCCGCACTCACGGCCTCATAAGCCCGGGTGACATTATCCAGCGACTCTATCTCCTCACCAAGCCCACGCAGATATTCGCCATATTTATTAAGTATCGATTTCTTAGCGTCGTCATACTCCTTGGTCCCCCTTTTCGCAGCCTCCAGTTTTCCGAACAAGCGATCGATCTCCGTCTGTTCCATGGTGACCTCGCTATTGAACTCCCGAAAACGGTCATTCAACTTACCCTGCCACTTCTCGGCATCGGTTTGATAAGTTATCAACTTATAGATACCATAAGAAGCCGCCAATATGCCAGCTAACGCAATTGTCCAAACATTAGCTGCAAGAACCGCATTCAATTTTGATGTAGCGGCAGTAAGTAATCCAGTAACCCTAGCTCCAACCGATTTAGCGGCAGTATTGGCAGCAACACCGGCCGTATTCAAACCTGTTTCAAGTGTATTAGCCTTCCGGACAGAGGAATCAATCAAGGCTCTTTTTGAATTTACTTCCCTAGCGGCTGTATTCTTATTGATCTCAGCCGTGTTCAACCTTTCCTCAGCCGTATTCAACGCTGTCTCAGCTTTCTCTATTCCTTTCGTGGAAATAGATGTATCAACAGTCTTGATTTCCGTACGATAAGCGACAACATTTCGTGCGTGTTGAACCTCCTCCGCCTTGGCTATGGCAATTTTCTCGGATATCTTGGCTATCTCCCGGTTTTTTGCGGCTATCCGGGAATCTATAACCGCTGTTTCCTCACCCGCAGAGGCAAGGAGCCATCGCTGGTATTTCATTTCCTCCACACTCGCAATCGCAGTCTGCTTCTGGTCTTGTAATTTCAAGGCCAAGAGAGCCGCCCTGCTTTGCTTCTCGCTCTCCATAGCCATCTTCTTCTCTAGCGCAGTGACTTTCGCCGTATCAGCGTTCTCTTTATCGGCTATAGATGAAGAGCGGGCGGCTTCCAACTCCTCTTTCCTCAACTGGACATTCTTTATGGCTTGCTCACGTAACTCATCAGCCGCCTCCAAACGATCCTTGGCGGCATCAAGCTCCGTATTGGCAACTACAGCCACTTGGGTTAAGCGGTCCATTTCGGTCTTTATCTCGGTCTTTAACGCCTCGATATATTCCTTCGTCCCGGCGATCAAGCCTTGCTTAGATAGGTTCGCCTTAATCTCGGTTGTCTCTAGGTTCTTTAACGCCTCGGACTCGGCTTTGATAATCGCCACGCTCTCGGCCTTTTTGAGAGCGCCATAATAAGCTGCATTAGCTATAAGGGCGGTCTTATGCACACCATACAAAGCGATAAGTCCAGCCAAGGCGGAACCGATCTCCTTATAATGATCAACTAAGTAATTAGCCCCGGAAATACCACCTGTTATAAGAGCGTCATTAGATTTACCCACCTCATTGAACTTGGTCTCGATATTATCCATAAGATTGGATATCTGACCTGTCACAGCCTTCGACTGATCCCTCATCAAATTAAAGAAGGTTCCACCCTTATTGGTCATGTTCTGGAACGCTTTCTCAACTTCCGGGAAGCCTACACGACCGGCCTCAACCAAGGTATTCACCTCGCCGACACTAACATTAAGGATTTTCGCCAGTTCCTCATAAATAGGGATACCACGCCCGGCGAATTGACGAATATCCACGGTGTAAGCACGCCCTTGGCTACGCAACGTCCCATAGAGATAGATAAGATCACCTAAAGGAACAGAGACACCGGAAGCGACATTTCCAAGCATCTCCAGATCGGAGGTTATCTTATCGGCAGCCGTACCATACGCAAGAAGCTGTTTCGCCCCCTGCCCTACCTCCGTCAAGTTAAACGGGGTGACTGCGGCAAAATTAACGAGCTCTCCCATCAATACCTTTGCCTTTTCCCCACTATGTAACATCGTCCGGAAAGCGATATCCAGCTGTTGGAAAGTTCCATACACCGACACCATCTCAGAGGCGAGACGCTTAGCCATGTCCAATGACAGAAAGGCACCGGCAGCCGCCTGCATCCGCCCAAATGATTTAGCGACAGACGCACTGGCCGTATCGGTATGGCTTTGCATCATATTGATGTTCTGTACATATCTCTGTACGTTTCGCTGCATTTCGGATATATCCAGCGTCGCTTTAATTCCTATCGTTCCTTGAGCGTCCATTTACGTGTTACATGAATTGTGCAAAATATTCGTTAGCGTGAATTTTCTTTTCCAGAATACGGGACGGATCATCCGTTTTCTCATTTTTTGGTTTACTACCCGGTATAGCGGCATTGAGTAAGATGATATTGAGATAAGACCTCTTGGATACTACCTCCTCAAAGCTCATACGGTAATATTTCATCACTCCGCTGATGGTTGACCAAGCGGAGTCACTTCGGGCGTATTCGTCGTCCTCGTTATCTCGTTTAGCCCTTTTAGGAAAATGATAGTGTGTAAAAAAAAGTGGCGTCCATCGTTTTCGCCATGTAATCCTGCAATTTTTTATAACGCCGCACGGTTAATCGTTTTTTAATGTACCCCCCGAAAAGCCAACGCATCCATGAGCTACGGAACATCGTGAGCACGGCTATTTCCGCCATTTTCTTGGATTCCCCATGGAAAAGTAAGGTTGCGGATACATCTAACAGGCCTTTTACCTTATCCTGTGTAATCTCTGGTAAATCCTTGGTTATCTCACCGATATCCCAAATCTGGTTATAGGTTATGGGATATACGAAAAAAGGAAGCAGACCGAATCGAATAATCGTCGGACGCTCCCCTATGGTATCGGCTACCCGTTTTTGTACATTCTCGTCTTTCATCCTCTCTCTACATTAAAGCCCCGGCCCGTATCGACCGGGGCTAATTCAACATCAACAACCAACACTACATATCAACGCCGGGAATCCGGCTAAACAACATCACACCTCAGCGGGGGCGGGAGCCGTATAAATCTTATTACGGGCCCCGCTGATCTCCTTCCCTGTCTTATCAAGGTTAGCGACCTTCTTGAACTCAAGGTTGAAATTCGGGAATCCGGACTTACCGATCGTACCGGTCTTTGTCACTTTCACTTTCATCTTAGCCCACTGGAAAATACGAGCAGGGAAATCTTGGAATTCTTTGGTCTTTAGTTCCACCGCTTGGTTAGGCAATTTATAACCTACCGTTTCCTCATTCCACTCCCCTTTCTTTGTATATCCATAAAGATATTTATAGGCGTTTTCCCCCATGTCGTAGGTCTGGACGGTAAAGCCCTCACTACCGGCGTCGGAAGGAAGCGAGGCATAGAGCGTATCCATATCCTCGACCTCTATATCGTTGTCACCCGGAGCTTGGTCATTATGAGAAAGCGAATCTTTCGGGATCGCAGTCACCTTAAAAATATTGGCTACCGTCTCGAAATCCGGATAATTGCCTGCGTCCTCGCCAGTCTCAATAGCAGGCGCCAATTTTAGGTAATCAATACCATATACCGCTGTTTTTGACATATCACTGATATTTAATTATAATACGTTACTTTAATTCTAAAATTCTGATAATGAGTATTATCATCATCATCTGAAAAAGATTCATCATAAAGGGAGAATTCAGCACCGGAACGTTTTGTGTAAACATTGCCTTCCGCATCTTCGGTCTCCTTGAACAATGGGGCTACCAGATCGGATATCTCATCAATCCTACCGCTATCCGGTTCATCGGTATCACTATCCTTCACATGGATATTCACGTTGACATATCCTTCTTGCAGCCCGGATTCTTGGGGAAACGGAAGATGATTAACGACGATATATTCCCTCCCGGAGAAATTACTCTCCCGATTGTTCTTAAAAATCCGGACACCCAAATTAGGAGCCGTCAGGATCTTGCATATTATCGTTATGGCTTCCTGTCCTCTCATTAAAAACCCGCTTTAGAAAGTATATTCCTCATTTTCGCCTTTACCTCATCCTTTAAATACTTCTCCGTTCCAGACAAGACGTTCTTACCCCTATTCTCCACCGATCGAGCGTAATTCATTCCAGCGATAATCAACAGAGTGTATCCGGTATCCCCGGCCAGCATCTCATGTATTTTATTATCCGCAAGAAATGCGGATTTATCCGTTATTCCGGAGCTACGCTTGAACTCACATTCTATGATCTTACCATCGAAAGCTATGACATAACCTATCGAGTTTCGTAGATTACTAGTCCTATCGATATAGGTTCCATGTTTGCGGGCATGGTTTACGGAGCCTTCCCCGATAACACGGAAGTTAAAGCAAATAGCCGCCTCGACTCTTTGAAGCTGCAATTCTAAAATGCCCTGTACCTTATTCCAATCCCCAGTCCTCTTGAAACTCATAAGAATATGCATGATTTACGTTTCACCGTACCAAAGCCTTTCACCCTCATTTCGACATTCGAGACAGTCCCATCCGCATTCGTAATACGAACACGGTCCCCCAGCTTTGGGATCACGGATAAAATAGAAGTTAACACTACCTGATAGGTGTACACATCGTCCTTTCCGTCTGCTGACGGAATGGTTCTCGCCGCTTGGTTACCATGAATTTTGCATGCACCTAAATCAATCCAGTTCTCATCCGCTTTCACCGGGTTGAAATCATCGTCATGACCGCCACCGGTTCTAACCAACAACTCTATTTTATCATCGTGCCACATATTACCAATAACTGGAACCGTCCTCAATAGATGTCAAGTCATTATCAAGAAGATACTCGGAGGAATCAAAGTCAAATTGCTTACACAACATCCTCATGTGCACTTCCAGTCCTTCCCGGTCATAAGAATTCGCACAATCTACTTCCTTTTCCGAAGTCAAGGAACGTAGACCAGATAGATAACCTAAAACAGCCTTTACAACCACACGCTTGTCCTCACATTCATCATCAGGCATTAAGCCAACATCATCGAGGGCATCATCAACAATCAACTTTGTAGGATTGAAATGCAAGCATTTGGCAATGAACACTTCCGAGTTCTTCATGATAACTTACTCCTTATTAGTTTCCGAAAGCTCCTTGATACGGTTATCAAGAGCCAGTACGACAGAGACACGAGGCTTTTCCAAGGCGTTCTCGGCAGCCAGATAGCCTTTCAGCTTCTCAGCGTCCTCAAAAGTCTTGACTGCGGCCACGATCTTCTGCCATTGCTGGGTCATGTCAATATCGGTAACAGGTTCCCTTTCCGAGTGCCCGGTGTCCGGCTTACCTCCGCCGCTACCATTCTCACTAGAACGGGCATCGACCTTCGCTTCCCCGGATTTCTCCCCATCGGCCACTCTCAAGGCCAACCCCTTCTCGATCGCATGTTCCGCACGATCATCCGGTAGTGACGTGATTACGTCACCCGGATAGAACATATCTCTCGTTTCCTTATTCCGAAACGCCTTAATCGCTACAATCTTCATAACTGTACCTGTTTATACCTCCGGGACATTGTCCGCCGAAGTAGGGTTAATAACTGAGGCGTCTTCCGCAAATTTCTTGTCGGTATTCCGGACCTGCAGATTCACGACGCCATTGATTGCGGTCACGATTGGCACCGCACGCCAAGTAGCCAGAGTGAACTCCGCCGGAGTCTGGCCGGAGCTTTCTCCCGTACGCCATTTAGCAATACGGATGCCGTGATCTGCGTCCGTATAATCGACATCGGGGTCTGGCATAAGTTTATTATCCTCGACCGCAGGTTGAACCTCCGCCAATTTCTTGTCTTTAGTCTCCGGGATAAAAGTAACGACGTTCTCATCCCAAGGGATAATATTAGTGGGTTTACCGTCCTTTTGGTAAGCCGTACGCTTATTGATCTCCACGATAGGAGGAATTTTCATGGAGGAAAGCAAGGCGTCAAACTCGTCTTCTTTCACGATCCTCGTGGCCTTGTCCCGACCTAGGGCGGCCAACCGGATATTCAACGTACGCAGCATCCAGTACTTGACCCATGGCGCCACCCATATCTCCTTGAACTCGATACCTTTTTGCCGATACATATAAATGATCTTGACAAACAGGCCAAGAAGATCCATGCTCTCATTATTCAAGTTGGCCTCGGTCCACTCAAATTCCTTCGGGAGCAACAATTTATTTTCCGAAGGCATCCCGTAATCAACCTCATAAGTTATACCCTCCGGATTATCAACCGCTGGGTCGAACAAGGCAACGCCACCACCGGAAAGCGATTTCAAAAGGATCTCGTCTGCGACATCCTTACAACCCAGATAACCGTCCTTGAAATCACCTAGGATGATCTTCTCCATTTCCTTGATTTTCTGCTCCGGATTAAGATGATTGTTCTCATACACCTCAAGCAAAGACCTCAACGTCTTTACCGTCATCTTGAACTTATGTCCGAAACGGGGGATTTCCCCACTCCATACCTCGAAGCCCCGCCCTGTACGCAACGGAGTATCGGAATCGTTACCGATCACGGCGGCACGGATACGGACACTGTATTGCCCCATGATACCTTCCGCCGTCAATCCCAGTTTAGGCGGACGAAAATCACACAGACGATCCACGTAGGTCTGTTCCCACAATGTCTTGTTCGCCAAGCTAGCCTGATCAAACATAATCTGCATCGACCCAAGCCAATCGATAGGTTTACCTGTCTTGGGATGATTGACATCAAATGTCGTAAATATAGAACGCATTTTAAACCTCCTCTCTTAATACGATTTCGTGAATTGGATATTGGGGTTTGTCTTAAGGCAGTGCCCCGCAATAAACTTCTCCGGGATAGGCGGGATACGTCTTTCGTAGAAATACGCCCCCTTAGAGTCCGTCGTGACATCAACACTCGTCTCGTCCCGACCGACAACCGTACCCTGCTGTTCCGCAGCGTTAGTAACTCCCTGTGGGGCGTCAACCGGGAAAACAACCGGAGCCTTGCCCTCACCCTCAACGGAACCCGCCATAACCTCAAACAAGGCATCACCAACTTTCAAGCCGGTTATCTCCTTCGACAAAGTGATCACATAACCATTGCGGTCATGCTTGATTTCCTCAATGCTAGCCGTGTCCTCAAAGTTCCCTGTCTCACCTTTCGCCACATGGTCATTGACCATGAAGATAGGAGTCAGATACTCATCACACTCCAAGGAAACCTTCTTAGCGTCCGTCGCATTAATGGCGACAACCCTTGACGCCTTCAATACAACGACCTTACGAAGTATCTCGTCATATTGGGCTAGGGACGCTTCCGGAATAACAGCTCCAATAGGATATTTCACCTTGACAATATCCAGATTGAAACCGCCGCTAACACTCAAGGCAG